CGAACGAGCCGGCCAGATCCAGAGTGAGAAGGTCGGCAGCCATTCGGTTACTTACACGCCAACACCTACCAGCTCCCTTGCGGATGATGCCCGGATGAGCCTGGCAGCGAAACGCTACCTGGGCAAAACGGGTTTGATGTATCGGGGTTTCGAAAGCGGTGAGTATGCCGGTACTGTGGTGGTGGATGAGGAAGATCAATGAAAACGAATACCCATCTAACACTTTACAGCCGATCGGTTTCAAGCGGTTTGGAATCCTGGACCCGCTCGGTTGTGCGTGATGTGCAATGGGAGAATACCAAAGCGGCTAACCTGATCGCATCTGGCCTGCAAAGCGCCAATGCGGTTGACGTTTACATCCCGACCCACAACCGGACAACAACCGTCACCATTAAACCAGGTGATGTGATTGTGGAGGGGATTGTCACCGATGAAATTGATACTGAGTATACAATCTCTGACCTCAAAGCCGATAACGCTGATGTGGTGGTGGTGAAAACGGTTGACCGCTATGATTATGGATCTTCACCATTACGGCATATTAGAGTGGGTGGCAGTTAATGGGCGATAGCTAATGGCACAAAAACCAATTAGGATCGAAACGCCAAGGGGTGCGGTTTACCATGACAAGAACATGAAAGCCGTTCTGGAATGGAATACCAATTTCAAACCAAAGTGGCAAAAGCGATATTCGGAAGCGCAAAAGTTTGTGGATAGTGAGGTTTTGCGGTTATGTGAGCCTTACACGCCGCTTCTGACAGGAATGCTGATCAAATCAGGCACATTGGGCACCGAGATAGGATCGGGCACCGTGCAATGGATCGCACCTTATGCGAGGTATCAGTATTACCTGAAGCGGAAAACGAAAAGCGAAACCGGCCCATTGCGGGGCAGTATGTGGTTTGCACGGATGAAGCAGGTCCATAAGCGAAAGATTTTAGCAGGTGCAAGGCGATTGGCTGGAGGTGAGAACGCATGAGCATCAGTGGTGATTTACCTGACAGCATCATAGAAGGTGTGAGAGCATACCTGAGAGAATACTCAGCATTGAGTGCGGATGCTCCCGTTTGGATCCAATATCTTGGGCCAACACCGATTGAGTATGCGATCCTGCCATTGACCGGCGGCCGTGTGATTGAAGAATACATCAACGGCACCAAGCTGATGAGCTATCCCTTTGCGATACAGAGCATGGAAAGCACAGCGGATGACCTGGCACGGTTGGAATCGGCTGGCTTTTATGAAGCGCTGGCGGATTGGCTGGACAGTCAAACCGATGCGGGAGACCTACCGGAGCTGCCATCAGGAAAGACAGCAGAAGAAACTCAAGCCCTGGGATGGGGCTATTTATACGAAGAAGGCGACTCACAAACTGGCATTTATCAAATCCAATGTGAGTTGATTTATGAACAAGACTAAGAAAAGAAAATAGGAGATAACCTATGGCTAAAGTAAAACGAAGTGAATTTAGAACTTTCATCGATGTGGATCCGGGTTATGAAGATTGGGCTTTACTTGGTGAGGGTGCTCGCTCTTCAACCATCAATATGAACCCTGAGGTTTCCGATGAGCATTACATCCATGAAGATGCTGGCAACAAGGAAGTTGAAAGCTATTCACCGGATCAGGAAATCGATTATATCGCCATCAACGGCGATGAAGTGTTCGAGTTTATTGATAACTTGCGAAAGACCGAGGCGATCCTGGATGATGCTCAAACCCAGATTGTCCAGGTGTGGATGTATGAAACGGCAACCGAAGGCGCTTACCCTGCACAATTGCGGGATGTGGCGATCAGCGTGGAAAGTTTTGGCGGCGATGGCGGCAACACTGTGGAGATTCCCTTCACGATTCATTACCGCGGCGATCCCACTACGGGCACATTTAACCCAACCACATTGACCTGGGCATCAAGCTAAACCGAACACCAACAGAATAAAGGAGTTGCCACATGGGAAAATCCCTGCCATCTCTGAAAATTGACAGCGGCCTGATCAGGCTGGCGATCAATGATGACCCGGGGCGAGTGATCGCTTTTAACCCGAAGGATGTGGTCTTTGCGGAGAAGTTTTACCGCTTGATCAAGGATTTCGAGGAAAAGCAAGCGGATTTTGAAGCGCGGGCCAAGGATCTGGACGCGGTTGAAGAGACGGATGAACTGGGCTTGCCGGTCAATACCGATGAGCGCTTGGCTTACGTGAAAGAGATTTGCCAATTCACCTTTGACAAGATTGATGAGGTATTTGGCGAAGGCACCGCTGAAAAGGTCTTCCAGGGTGTTTACAACCTGGATGCGATTGGGCAATTCTTTGACGGCATCTCGCCTTACATCAAAGCGGCTCGAACACAGCGGGTTGAGAAATACAGCAAGGTAATTGCAGAACGCAAGGCGATTGAGGAAACCAAAGCCGTAATGGATTGAGATTAGAGCTTGTGAATATTCTAACCGATCGGCTTCCGGAGGCAATCAGGATCAATGGCAGGGTTCATGAAATAAACAGCGATTTTCGGGATTGTTTGCGGATCATCATGGCCTTCGAGGATAACGACCTGACCCGGTATGAAAAGCAGCTGGTGTTACTCAGTAATCTTTACAAGGAACCGCCAGCTGAAGCCGATGCCAAGGAAGCCATTGAGAAGGCCGTGAGATTTTTGAACGGCGGCGAAGAAGAGAGCGAAGGCTCGATGACCAGCAACTTGCGGTTATTCAGCTTCAGCAAGGATGCTAAGTTTATCTTTGCAGCGTTTCAGCAAACACACGGGATTGACCTCCAGCATACTGAGTATCTGCACTGGTGGCAATTTATCACACTGTTTATGGATCTGGGCGCTGACACGATGTTCTGCAACCTGGTTGGGCTTCGCAAGCGGGTGAAAACCGGCAAGGCCAGCAAGGATGAGCGCCGGGTGGCTCGGGAAATGGGATCACTTTTTGATGTACCGGATGTTGACAACCGCAGCATTGAAGAAAAAGAACAGGAACGTGAGTTTGTGCGGATGGTTGAAGAAGCCAGACAACGTAAAAAGGAAGCGAAAGCGAAAGTGAGACAATAGTAGATGCGCGGCTATGATGGCTCTATCAGAATAGATACCAAAATTGACGAAAAGGGATTCAACAAGGGGATAAAGAATCTCGGTTCTCAGGTAAAAAGCCTGGGTGGGAAAATGGCCGATGCTGCATTAGGGTTGGTGACCGGCTTTACAATGGCGGTCTCTGCTATCGGGTTGGTCATTTGGGCTGTTAGCCGATTGATCAAGAGCATTGCAAGGGCAGTCAACCGTGTGATCAACATGGGCACACAAACGCAGGGCTTGAAAGAGGATTTTGAAGCGCTGAAATTATCGGTTCGCAATGCCTTTTTGCCTTTGTTACAGGTGGCATTGCCACTGCTTCAGAAGGTAGCGCAATGGCTGACGGTGATTTTCAACCTGATCGGCTCAGTATTGGCGGCATTGATGGGGCAAACCGAAGTAATGCGGGCCACGCTTGACGTGACATCGGATGCGACCAGCAACGTGAGCGATTTGGCTGATGAAACCGAACGAGCTGAAGAAGCCGCTGAAGGTGCATTAGCTGGCTTTGATGAAATAGACGTTTTACAGATGGAGAAGGACGAACCCGCTGATACCGGTGGTCCTTCGGTTGGTGGTCCTACCAGCGATGGTTTCACCATGGAACCGATCAGCCAGAAGATCCTTGATTTTGTGAATAACATCAAAGACTTCTTTGAGCCGCTGTGGGAGCCGTTACGGAATTTATGGGATGCGATCAAGGGATTAGGGGCGGCGATTTGGAATGCGCTGGCACCTTTATTTGGTGAAATTGCTGAGTCAGGTTTTCTTGAATTTATCCGAGACCTTGCAATCAACGGCATTATATTTTTGACAGATGCCATTATATGGCTTACAGACTGGATCAATAACAATCAAAAGGCTTTTCAAGGATTAGTACTGATATTGGCTGGTGTTGCCCTTGGGTTACTGATGATACTGAGTCCAGCGTTTGCAGTCATTGCTATCATATTAGGTGTTATTGCTGTTGTTTTATTGCTAATCAAATATTGGCCGGTAATAAAAGAAAAAGCTATCGAAGCCTGGGAATCAATAAAAACAGCTTGGGGCACTTTTAGTTCATGGTTTATTACGAATGTTTGGACGCCATTAACAACTTGGGCGGCAAATGTCATAAATACTGTTTTTGGTTTTTTCTCAGGATTGTGGGAATCAATAAAAGGGATTTGGAACGCGGCTCCTGGTTGGTTCCAGACTACTATTTGGGAACCTCTCACAACTTGGGCTGAAAATGTTGGCATCAGCATTGTGTCCTTTTTCACTGATGCGTGGGAAGGCATCAAATCAGTGTTTCAAGAATGGGGAAATTGGATTAACACCAATGTTATTGAACCTGTTGTTGATTTTTTCACCGATGCCTGGGACAGCGTAAAAGAGGGATTTGAAAACGCCTTTGAAGGAATTACTGAGTTTCTGAAAGGCGTGATCAACGGTGTAATTGACCTGATCAACGGATTGATCAATGGCATTGTCAACGGTATGAACGGCATCATTGGCGCTTTGAATGGCATCAGCGTGAAAATTCCTGATTGGGTGCCGAAGATTGGCGGCCAAACCTTTGGAATCAACCTCTCTGAAATTACAGCTCCCCAAATTCCAAAACTGGCGACCGGTGCAGTGATCCCGCCAAACTCGCAATTCTTAGCGGTTTTAGGTGATCAGCGATCCGGGCGCAATATCGAAACGCCGGAAGGTTTGATGCGCCAAATCGTGCGGGAAGAAATGCAGGGTGGGCAAGAGGTCACGATCAACTTTGCTGGCACCCTGGGTGCATTGGTGCGGGAATTGAAACCGTACATTGACAAAGAAAACGTGCGGATTGGTAGAAGTATGGTGAAGGGATTATAAGATGACAACCTATACCAACCACATCACCATCGATGGAACCAGTTATAACGTGCCGGTGAAGGTCATGAAGCGCAAGGCTGAATTTCTTTACAAGTATGCCGAGCGCACGGCTGACGGCAAGCTGCATTCAGAATTGATTGGTGTGTATTTTAATTATCAATTGACCTTCGGCACGGCAGCCATGTCAGACTATGCCTCTTTATGGGCGAAACTTACCGAGCCTACTGAGTTTCACACGATTGTGATACCGGATGAGGACGGCGATCATACTTTTGAAGCATATTTTTCCAATGTTACCGATGAATTCAAAAAGGTGGATGACACCAACCGTTGGATGAAAGATTTAACCGTGAACTTTATTGCCCAGGAACCGGCAAGGTCTTAGACGATGGCACGTACTTACCCGATTGTTCAATTTGGTGACGTAGAGTTTTCGGATACCGATATCCGAGAAGCGAATCTGGTTGAAGAATTTAATCCGCTCTGTATCACATTGCCAATTAGTAAACTTGACTTATTACTTTATTCTGAGGATGCTAATTTCTCTATTTTGAACCCATCCGGGGACTATGCTGATCTTGTTCATCGCCAGCCTATGATGGTCTATGAAATGAACGATGGCGAACAAGTGGTGATCGGAAAATATTATTTGGATGATTGGGAAAATGTCTCTGACACTCTGATCCGCTTTTCATGTATTGACGAGATGGGCATCCTGGACGGGCTTACTTACAAAGGTGGGATTTGGCTAACTGCGACCACGATGGGGGAACTAATTGATGAGATATTTTCAGAGCTTGATACTGAATATGAATTGGATCCAAACCTTGAGGATGAAGAAATAACAGGTTGGATCCCAATCTGTTCATATCGCGAAGCCTTGCAGCAAGTTGCTTTTGCTTGTGGTGCGTATGTTTTATGTTCACGGCAGAATGGATTTGTAAAGATTGGACCCTCCGACCTTTTCGGTGTGGTGACACAAGGGGTGCGGTCTGGGGTTTCTCATGCAGGTCAATCCAGGATATTTCAAAAGCGATGGCGGCCTTCACAGTGGGAGGGTGTTGGAGCGACCGTTGAAATTCCTGAGAGTGATCAGGGCATGGGCACCAAGATTAATTTGAGAACACAGGTAACCGGCGTTGAAGTATCGATGCACGATATTGTTGAAGGAACCGGCAGCAAGGTTCTTTTTGAAGAGACGCTTGCTGAGGGTGAACATGAAATTCAATTTTCACAACCGATGCACGATTTATCAATTACAGGGGCAACGATCACAGAAAGCGGTGCCAATTATGCAATTGTTGACGTTGCCAGTGAAGGCACGGTCACATTGACAGGACAGGTTTATATTGACACGGTGACCATTGCCGGGGTTTATATGTCACTGGACTCGGATGTGAAAACGAACATATTGAAAATAACTGATGCCAGCCTGGTCAATTCGAGTAATGGGGCAACGATTGCACAAAGTATTTATGACTATTATCAGGAAAGGTTTGTAATTAAACCTAAATTGTACGCACCATCGGTTAATCCAGGGGGCTCAGTATTGGTGGATACACTTTACAGCCGTCAAATATCCGGCATTATTGAAAAAATGGAGGTTGATTTGGCGGGCGGTTTTATTGCAAAAACAACCATTGTTGGAGAACTGGAGACGCTTTCATCATGATAAAAATGACGCTCGGAGAAGCATTTAACATCATGCGAAGGGCTGCGGAGAACAGCCACGGGACGTTGGCCTATCATCAGAGGTTACAAGCGGCGATTGAAGTGATTGGTCAGCTTGTTATCAGGGAATCTGAAAAAGAAAAGAAAACGGAGGACTAATGGCATATTCAAAAACGACTTGGCAAGATGAGGTTTTATCTGGTGCAGAGCGGTTTGAAATTTTAGATAATGCTGGGGCGGCCGCTGATGCCTGGGCTGATCTTGAAAATTGCCAGATCCAACTTGCCACGTCGGTCACGACGGCTGGAACGGCTTTGAATGCAAGCAACCTCAATAACATGGAAACTGGAATTGACGAGGCACACGATGCCATTGATGATCTGGAAACATTTGTTGATAAGATTCATCGAGGTCGTGTGACCAGTGCGGGAGCTGGAGAAGAATTGCCTTCAGGGTGGTCTTCTTCTAGATTTTCGACTGGAATTTTTATTGTAACTCATAATCTAGGTTCTACTGATTATACAGTTGTTATTACTCCACAAATTCCTAGCACAACTCCTCTTTTTGCTTGTGTATATTCTAGAGCGGCTAATTCTGTTTCTGTTGCCATTGTTAATGATTCTGGATCTGCTGTCAATTCTGATTTTGATTTTATTCTAATTGAGGATTAGTTAATGCCTTTAGCTTCAGATAGTATTTTCAACACATGGGATCAGGGACAAGCAGGTTTATGGTTAGATTACACGCCAACGGTAACGTATCTTGGAGGGACAACTAACCCAACAGCGACGTCAATTAATTATGCTAAATACAGTGTTATTGGCGATGTGGTTTTTTATATGATTTCTTGGGAAATAGATACCCTGGGTTCTGGTGATAGGACAATTGTATACTTTTCTTATCCAGTTACAAAGGCGGATGCAGGCGGTGTTGGAAGCGGAATAGGCAACATAGTAACAGGAGGTTGGGTTGCCGTTAGATGTCTTATGAATGGCACCACTAATATAGCAGCTGCTCTATCGGGTGCTATGGGATCTGCTGGTGTTTTATATTTGAATGGATTTTACAGGAAATAACTATACAATGGTATGTCTGGAACTGATAGAGATGAACTTGTGAAATTATTCAGGATAATTATCATCGTTTTTTTGGCATTTTTATTAATGCCTGCCTCGATTGCAATAGAAGCTCAACCTGATAGTGTTGATATCCCCCCTGATACTCAGTATCTGGTTTACGATCATTATATACCGATCATATTCGAACAGGTTGGTCCTGAATATACTAGTGGGACACAACCTGAGCCGTTTGAAGGAATCAGAAATG